GCCGATACAATTTTTGATGGATGGTTGAAACAGTTCCGTGACATGTTGAAGATGAGACCTTATGTCAACTACACAGTAGTGCATGACAATCCACCCGATTACTTGAACTACTTGCAGACAGGAACCGACTTAGGCAACAGCAAGGTTATAAGTTACAAAGAGTTTGAGGATACTGTTCTAACCGGTTCTTGATAGAGTCAGCCCAGCACTTTTAAATTTGTTTCTAAAGGCAAAGAAGTTAGCGTTGTGATTCGAATAAGGATCCTTCAAAATTGTCATCTGGTATAGGTGCACCATCTCGTGTGCCAGCGTTTCAATGAAGTCCCTGAAGGTTGGATACTTGCTGTGTAGCTCTATGGCAAAAGTAACATCTGTTTTATCATAAGGTATTACACTTTGATCGTATGTTCCTTTCCTACATTTCCTATTATCCCAGTGTGCCCAACATCTCCCCCAATCGTCGGTCATCCGCACTAGGTACAACGGCACTGCGGGTAATTTATTACCAAATAATCCTTTGTTGAGATGTTTGAACCAAGTTACCATCAATGAATGTGTGGGTCTAAAGTTCCTAGCATTTTTACGTCTAGTCAGAGTATTTTCCAATTTTATCTTTAATTGTTTCCTGACTGTAACAGTCTTTTTACTAGTTTTTTTCATGGTTGACTATATTACCAAGTATGCTATAATATACTAATAATTATCTAAATTACCAGGATCTAAAATGCACACAGATATGCCAAAAACAATTAACGAAGCACTCAAAATACTAGCATATAATGATTATTTTTGGTCAGACCCCCAAGCGACACAAATGAGCCGTATCAAACCACACCCCAAGGATTACGAAACAGTGAGATCACTGGCAGAGTCGCAGTACGCATGGACTGAAAAGCAGGCCAGATTAGCACTAGTGATCTTGAAGAGATACCTGACAAAGTTCCAAGCACACGGAATGGACATCAAAGAGTTGTTAGATAAACCACAGTACGATGACGATTTCCGTGTGATAAGTTTTGACAAAGTAATAGAGAAGTACACTGATGATGACAATGTTGACAGGATTGAAATGAGATTTCCTTACAACAAAAAAGTTATACAACTGATACGTTGCATGAAAGACAAACGTGACCTACCTGGTATGTATGCAATGTACGATGGTGAGAAAAAGAGATGGACCTTCCAGCACAGTGATGTAACTGCCTACTACCTTACGCTCATCGCTGTGAGGTACGATTTCAAATTTACCGACGACAGTCTACTTAACGATTATGAAGAAATAAAGAAAGGTATTATAGGACATAGAAAACCAACTGCGACATTAGTGGGTGGAGACATTGTGTTGAACAACTCCCCCGAGTCTCTGCAGGAGTATTGGGATGCCAACATGAAAGGCAAGACAGCATTAGAGCAAGTAGACTCGTTGAAAAATTTTAACATACGTACAGATGGCATCAGCGTACCGGCCAATACAACTATAGGTCACAAGATTGCACATAATGAATACCATAAATTATGGATTGACTCAAAATCTTTTTCAAAAAAGCAAGTTGTCAAAGGACTATTAGAATTGAATTGTTTTCCACTAATGATGCCTGTGAGTGGTGACATACACATGCAGGACGATGTGAAAGACTTTTGGGAATGGCTAAATGCATTCAAGGCGTTTGGTATTGACATATTGAATGATTGCTCTTGGGGATTCGATGTAAAGGAACCAATGTATTCAAAAGATTACAAGGATGGAATGGCACGCGAAAGGACCACCTTGATCAACAACGATACATCACAGGAGTTTTTTCAAAATTTATTCGAGCTACACCAAATGAGTAAACAGTTCAAACTTATAAGCGATAATACCAAAATAATATTTGTTAGAAACAGGATACCAAGAGCACTAATAAAAAGCAAGATAAAGCCAAAAGCATCTTTGGTCGCACTGGGCGGTGGTTATTATGCTACAGGCACAGACAACCTGAAAAGAATGCTTGAAAATCTTCCAAAAAAGTTGTATTATAGTGATCACCAACCGAGTAGTTGGGATTGGCATGATCACATTATAATAAAACTTTAAAAATGAGCAGTTGTAAATTAGTAATAAAAGACGAAGTGAACGTGAAGTTCGAGAACCTATCTCTCGAATGGCGTAAAAGATTATCAAACAAATTCAAATATGAGATACCATACGCAAGACATTTGCCAGCAGTCAAACTAGGGAGATGGGACGGTAAAGTTTCATTCTTTGGATTAGGAGGCACCACTTACCTAAACCTAGTAGATCAAATACTGCCCATACTGGACGATGGTGGTGTGTACATAGACGTGGTTGATCAAAGAGAGAAACACAACTTTGAATTCAAAGAAGTGGACAAAACATATCTATCACACATATCCTGGCCTGAAAATCATCCAGCGGCAGGACAACCTATAGAATTAAGAGACTATCAAGTTGAGACCATTAACAAGTTTATTGAGCATCCGCAGAGCATACAAGAGATAGCCACAGGTGCAGGTAAGACAATCATTACAGCGGCCTTGTGCCAATTGGTCGAACCATACGGTCGTACACTGACCATCGTCCCAAACAAGAGCCTTGTGACACAAACAGAAGAAGACTTCCTTGCTTGTAACCTAGATGTAGGCGTGTACTACGGAGACAGAAAAGAATTAGGCAGGTTCAACACAATAGCAACATGGCAATCATTGAATGTGCTTGAAAAGAAAAGCAAAGACGAACATACGACAGATTTTCTAGAAGCCATACAAGGCATTAACACAGTCATAATAGACGAAGTACACATGGCTAAGGCAGACGTGTTGAAAAGATTATTGACAGGTCCATTCGCACACTGTGGCATACGTTGGGGACTTACAGGTACAGTTCCAAAAGCAGACTATGAATTCATGGGTTTGAAATGTAGCATAGGTGACGTGTCCAACAGGATACAGGCCAGTGAACTGCAAGACAAGGGCGTACTAGCAAACTGCCATGTAAACGTTTTGCAAACACAGGACCATCCACAGTTCAAAACTTATGCCGAAGAATTAAAATGGCTGACCACAGACAAAACTAGAATGAAATGGGTGGCAAACACAATTAAAGATATATCAACTTCTGGAAACACACTGATACTTGTGGATAGAATATCTGCAGGTGAGATATTGGAAGAACAGATTGACAACGCAGTGTTTGTATCCGGATCAACTAAAAACACAGATAGAAAGGAACAATACGATGAAATATCTACTGCAACAAATAAAGTTATTATCGCCACATATGGAGTTGCCGCTGTGGGTATTAATATTCCTAGGATTTTTAATCTTGTTCTCATAGAACCAGGCAAGTCATTTGTAAGGGTAATACAGAGCATAGGACGTGGAATAAGAAAAGCTGAGGACAAGGACAGTGTACAGATCTGGGATATTACCAGCAGTTGCAAGTTTGCGAAAAGACATCTGGGGGCAAGGAAAAAGTTTTACAAAGAGGCCAATTACCCGTATAATATAGAAAAGATAAATTATGAAAATCCTTACACTTGATGACCGTGCGTACAGCATAGAGAAGATCCCAGAATGGGTAGATGAGAATCTAAGATTTGCAGTTCTCGATAACTCAGATCCTGCCAATCCTGATTTCTTCTACATACCGTTGATATTCCTAGAGAGCTTTAATGCTCCGGCGGCTGTGTTAGAAATTGGAAATTGCAAAATTAAAATGCCACTGGATTGGAAGATGTTGATAGGAGAAGCAGGGCAATCGGAGATGCACGTGTTACCAATCACTAGCCTCAACGACAGAGGTTTTGATGCATTCACATTCAATCCATTGTCTAGTCCAAAACCTGATTTCTATCCAATAGATGTGGTTGACATCTACACGGAAGTAAAATGGTACTTTCCAAAGATTAAGTCAGGACAGATGTTAGCAGTACCTTTGAACAATGGACCAAAGCCCATGTGTGCCTACTTTGTCAAGGACATCTCAAGGCAGTGTGAACAGGTGGACTATGGCTCCGTCTGGTAGGAAAACAATTACAATAGACGCTCCGGTAATGATAACCAGCAACAAGATTGCTGTTTGGAGAGACGAAGATTGGATGCATGACTTCTTTGATTTTATTAAAAAACACAAATTCCAACTTTCAGGTATGAATCACATGCAAAATAAAATAAAATTAACATTTGTAAACGCAAAGGAATGCACAATGTTTGGATTAAGATATGCCGGCAGAAAAAAATAGAAAATTCTTTGATCTGAGAAACGGATTAAAAGCCGTTGACTTCAGAAACAAGGACTACTACGACAGGATCGATGACAAGGAGAAATCCCTGTACTCACCATACATGCTGATGAGATATGTTTCTAGCACATCTTCGAAGGATCAGTTCTTTGTGGAACACTACGTAGAGATGGTCAACGAGTGTGTCAACAAGCATTGCTTCACACTAGGCAAACACAAGAAATTGCTATGGATACTGACTGCCATGTGCGGATCATTACAACAGCAGTTTCATCCATGGGTAAAACCAATGAAGCGTGTGCCCAACAAGAGTCT